CGATGAGTCATACGTCACGATCGGGTTAATCAACCGGATCCGGATCCGCAGGCACACTCAGTGTTGAGCCATGAGCAGCGTCGTGATGAAGAAGGGGGTGACGAAGGATGGTGGGAGCAATGGGACCCGGATTGTCGTGGGCCCCAGCGGGATTACCCGGCGCTCCAAGAAGCGTGCGCGGCGTTTTATTTTGTCCAGGGCAACCACGACTGTGACAAGACGGACATGCATCGATATTGGCGCAACCCCGACAACATCCCGTGCTACGTCCACCGCCGGGTGGTGCAGACCACGTTGGGGCTTGGTACAATCGGCGGGGTGAGCGGTATTATAGCCGGCCCCAAGGGGCCTAACCCAGACGCGCACATTTATGACAATGACATGTACCAGAGGTGGCTGGGGTTGGTGATGGCCAAGCGCCCCGACGTGTTGCTCACGCACACCCCGCTCCAACAGGAGCAGGAATGTCGCGTCCACCTGTACGGCCACGCCCACGCTTGGGAGGGGTACGCCCGGGTCGACGATCGCGGCCGGCTGAGGCTCAACATGGATTGTCGGATCTTCGTGTGGGAATAATAAAGCGCTCGAAAAAATGAAGGTGGATGACGTCAATAAAAACATGGCTCCCAAGGTTCCGGTGTTCATCGCCAAGTCCGACTTCCCGCTCAAACACCGCACGTTCATGGTGGCAGAGGATTTTACGCTGGGGCGGTTTCAGCTGATGATTCGCCGTAAGTGCTTGGCGAAACCACTGGGGGATGAGACCGCCGTTTTCATGATGGTTCACACCGGCGACACCAAAAAGCCGCTGGCGTTGTGCTCCACGGCCGAAACCATCGGAACCGTGCACGCTGATTACAAGAACACGAAGGGGGTTCTCGAGCTCGACATCATGGGCGAGAACACGTTTGGTGGGGCGGGGCGGAAATTGTAGGGCCGTAATAAAGCAACTTCATGCGATCTTACTCTGCGGGCATTATGTTTTACAGTGTCGACCCAGAGGGCGACACGCGGTTTTATTTGGGGAGGGAGCGTGTGTGCCCCTGGAAGACGGCGCTGACATGGGCTGACTTTGGCGGGCGGGCCGAGCGCGAGGACGACGACAAGCACGAGATCACGGCGGCCCGCGAGGCGTACGAGGAGAGCCTGGGGGTGTTTGGGACACTCGAAAAGCTCATCGAACGCCTTCAGACCAAGCAGTACACGATGAAAATCACGACCGCTAAATACAACCGCTACACGCGGTTCCGGGTGTTGTACTGCCTCGAGGTTCCACACGACGTCGACTACTCGGCCGAGTTTCTGCGGCGGCGCCACCTGCTACTCGGAGTGCAAGTAATGACCACCACCGCGCGGGCTCGGCTATTTGGGATCCAGGTCAAGGGCGAGCTCGCTCCTGGGGCGGCGCTGCCCGACGGCGGTGTGACTGTCAACAAGATTATGGACGTGTCGCATGGGTGGGTGACGTTCGAGCTCGATGGCGGGGGGTCACTCCGCAAACAGGTGGAAAGCCGTGAGATGGTCAATCGCTACTCTGATGTGCACACCATGCAAACGCTTATCATGACATCGACTGACGCGCTTCCGCATTCGCTGTGTGAAGCGTCGCTCGACTGGTCTGACCCGTACCTGCCCAAAGTACATGACCACTACATGGAAAAAGACCGGCTCGCCGGGGTGACGATGCAAGAGGTGGTCACGCTTCTGATGGCTATTCGCAAGACGACGTCGGCCGCCGATCATCCGCTCCGCCCTTCGTTTGCTCCCCTGCTCCGCATTTTTATCACACAGCTCACACTCGCCGAGGACGGATCATGGCGATTATAATGTTTTTTTTTTACTCGGCGGCGGCGGCGGCCCCAGCCCCTTCAGATTCCCGCACCTTCTTTCTCGCCGCGCGCTCCGCGTCCAGCCTTGCTCGGGTCTTCATGAATTCCTCTTCGTCGGGAAGGTTGGGCGCGGCCGCTATCGCCATCATCGCGTTCAGGCGCCTGTTCCGATCATCGCGTCGCGGTGCGCACCACGCCTGGAACGCAATGACCCTTTCTGTTACCGAGGCGTATTGGTCATGGTTGAACCCCCCTTCTTCCTCATCTTCGTCAAGATCAATATCATTGTCACCCTCGTCCTCGTCCTCGTCCTCGTCCTCGTCCTCATCCTCGGCGGCCCCTTCGTTGATTGCGTTTTTCTCCTCGTACAGGGCCAGGAGTTCCTCCTTGACCTTTGGGTCGATCACATGCTCGATCGCAGCCTCCACCTGGAGGCACTGTTCTAGATCTGAATCCGGGGTAAGTTGGGCAATGGCGCCCCTGAGAGCGTCCAAGTCCATTTTCCTTTGATCTACCATGACAGAAAAATTGTGTTACATCTGGTTGTGGCCGAAATACGCACGGGTGTCCTCCCCGCGCCGGAGCGGAGGGTGAAACCCGGCCCGCTCCCAATCCCGCTTCGGAATACCGCAAAAAAAGTTGATGTTGGGGCCGTACCCGCGGGGCCGGCGGTCATTTTGCGGCGGTCTGGGCGGCGGTCTCGAAGGCTGGTGCCACCCGCCTCCGCCTCCACCTCCACCTCCACCTCCACCTCCACCTCCACCTCCACCTCCACCTCCGCTGTAGTAATCCGTCGGCGGCCTGTACGACGGCGAGCGCGGCGCGTACGCGGGCTGATGGGGCTGGTAGTAACTCCCCTGCTCGTAGTGCGTCGGCTGGTACGACGACCCGGTATCGTACGGTGGGTTGGCAGGCGATCGGGGCTGGTACGTGGCGGCTTCGGGCTGGTACGACGACGCCGACGGGTTGTAAGGCGGCGATGTGGGCTGGTACGACGACGCCGACGGGTTGCAAGTCGGTGACGTGGGCTGGTACGGCGGTGACGTGGGCTGGTACGGCGGTTCGTACTTGGTCTCGCTGTACCCGGGGTTTTCGGGGTCATACCCCAACTGCGTCTCGGGCTGGGCCTCCAGCCCCACCGCCCCCATCATCTTACGCTTGGCCGCAGAGCTGCGGGTGGCCGCCATGCCTACCCCCCCTTTTCTTCTTCTTTGAACGGGGTGGGTGTGTCTTAAAAATGGGCGAGCGTCGCGGGAAATATTCTTACCAACCCGGAGATTAAATGATGAACGTGGACCGGAGCCTGGGCGGGATCAACATTGTTCAATTTGTGTTGGCCTCCAACACCGTTGTCACCCGGGAGGTCGTCGACGATTCGCTCGCCAAGTTTTGCGACGTGCTTCGCGAGTCGGACGGCCCCGTCAAAATCCTTTTCGATTTCAACGGGGCCGGCCTCGAGAACCGGAGCGACGTTAGGGGGCTATCGGACCGGTTGAAGGAGAAGGGCGTCCAGCAACTGATTTTGGACAAACTCGAGTGCAGCGTGGTCGTCGCCTCCAACGTCGTTACCCGAATGTTTTTGAGGGTTTTGTTCTATTTCTACGGACCCAAGAAGGGCAACCTGGTAGTGAGCAGCCGCGATAAGGGAATTACCGAGCTGTGTTCCGCCGTGGATGGCAAGTTCTCCAGGTAGCACGAATTTTTTCGGAGGCGTGCGTATAGTAAAAGGGGCAACGATGAGCAAAGCGACCAAGTTCGACACGACCGTCATCCACACGATGGCTCAGCCCGCTGGCTCCATGGTGACCGGCGGGTCGGCCCGAACGGGTTCGCAGCGCCGAGGCGGTATTACCGTCGAGCAGAGCCGCGAGGTTTTTTGGCGCCAGTTTTCGCGGCGGCTGAAGCTGGCCCAAAAATCGCATCCACAAAACTACGGTCGGATGAAGATGTTCAAGGTCGAGTACATCATGGCGCTCGCGACGGCGATTGTGTCGGCCGGGGCTCTCGAGGAAAAGAACATTGATGACGCTTTCAACGCCATCCCACCCGCTTCGAGCAGCCGGGGCGGAGAGTTCACCAAGACGCTCCACAAGTGCGAGGGCACCCGCGTGATCCGGAAGACGGTCCCGCAGGACAACAAGGACCTTTCGGACGCGATGGATGGAATCATGAAAGTCATTGATGATTCGATCAAGGGGTCCTCAAAGGTTGCGGAAGACCGCCGGAAGCTAGCGCAGTTCATGCTCCAGAGCAACTACATCTCCGACCCCGAGCGGTACTTTGCAGCGTTCCTCATGAGCAACGGTGGGTGGGTGTCGCTTCAGGACGTCGAGACGTACCTGTTTGACCTCGACCAGCTCACGTCGCTCCAAAAGGGGAGCTGGGTCAAGTTTGGGGGGCGCGAGGCCGTCGGTGGGCAGGAGATTATGCACGTGACGCTCGTCAATGGCAAGCCTAGCGACGATCTTATAAAGACGCTCGCTGAGTGCGACGCCAAGGAGCGCGAGGTCGATCCCAACGGTTACGTCATTGTCAACCAGATCAAGAAGCCCGCGCTTATGACGGACCAGGCCATGACCGCCGCCGCCGCCAACACCATCAACATTATGAGCGCCGGGACGGTGGCGCTTACCAAGGTGAAGACGGTCATGCGGTGCACCCAGCGGTCGCTCCTTGGCGAGAAGGACGCAACGCGAATCCTGTATTTCAAGGTTCCCATCCTCAAGAGCGGCACCAACTCGATCACGGTCGAGTACGAGTTCGCCAAGAGTGAACTCAACCGCCCCAACCAGAAGATTCAGGTCCGGCGCGAGCGGCCGGTTGTGTCCGCGTTGGAGCAAGATGAGTGGGTCGACGACGACGCGGACGCCAAGGACTACCGCAAGTTCTACGAGACTGTCATACACGACGTCGCGAGCATCGCGCAACAGATGGTGGCGCGCATGAACGCAGTCTGAAACAACCAATTTTAATCAGTAAACAAAACTACTTCAGTCTCGCAAAAACAAGCTGCATTGGCCCTTTGTCCAGCGGCCCGTTCCGCCGCCCGCACCGCAACCGGTGATTCTCTTGGTCGGCCGCACGGCAATCCTCCGAGCAGTACCACGTCAAACAACAGTGGTCGCACAGCCCAAGCTTGAGCAGGTCGCTCTTGTCCAAGCACTTGTTGCAGATGGCGTTGCACAGGTTGTTGCGCGCCAGATCGTTGCGCCAGCGGGCCGAATCTTGCTTCTTGCCTACCGTTGACTCGATCAGCTTAATGTCGGCGTCCGGAATGTTGTCCGCCGCAGTGATGATGAGTTGCTCCCCCTTATGGGGACCCGATGGAACGATGATGGTGTCGAACAGTTCACATAGCGGTGATCCGTGTTTCGGACGCATCTTCATGCCTTTAGGGTACACGTTGATGAGCGCAGGCTGCACCGGTTTCGCCTGCGCCGCCATGGTCTTGGTTCTGATTCGCCTAACAGGCGGATTGGTTAACCGGGCAACACTCCCTCTCAGAATGAGTCATAATTGTGAGTCATAATGGTGAGTCATCCAATGGTGAAGGTCAACGCGTTAGCATAACCACCCATTGTTAGAACCAGAGCCATGGACGTCGAGACGAAATGGCCCGAGTGGACGCCCATCAAGCGGCGCGCCAAGAAGAAGGTGGCGTCGCCTACAACAAAGGAAACCACTCATTACTGCAACTTCCGCAAGAAAAACACGCAGTCCGCGCGCGACTGGCGGCGGAGGAAACACGAGGAAAAGACGACTCAGAAGAAGCGGCTGGAGGCGGCGACGCAGAGGCGGATCGAGCTGATGGCGACGGTGGAGAGGCTCGAGGCCGAGTTGCAAGAGCTTTGCACGGAAAGCGCAGACAATATGTTGTACGGCGATGATTTTACTGGGTCGTTGGTTTTCCTAGATAGTCAGCCTACCTCCGGAGGGCATCCCGCTGCTTCAAAAAGCGAATGAGGGTGTTCTTTTGATCGGCGGACAGCGGCTCGGCCCACCCGTGGAGCACCTGAACCATGGCGCCGTCGTTCGGGCCGCCGACCACGCACAGAAGCTCACCCGGGTCATCGGGGGAGTCGGCTACCGCCTGGACCATGCACCGGGTCTGCTCCGACCGGTTGAACGGGCGCAGGCCATTGGGCTGGTTCTTCTCGTACAGAATCTCGTAGGCCTTGCGGACCTCGAGTCGCAGGGGTTTGGGCGTGGTGATGTTCTGCACCGTGATGGCGTCGGTCTCGTAGTGATCGAGACCGAGCTGTTGCGCCATTTCGACGACCCCGATGGTGTACCGATCGAGCTTAACCAGCTGGGCGGCGGTCGACCGCTCAAACTCGATCAAGGCGATGGCCTTTTCGAGGGAGACGTCGACGTCGCGCTGGACGCACGTGTCGGTGGCCTTGTTGTACTCGAACTCGCGCTTTGTCTTGTCGGTCCGGAACGAAAAGGCGTTCTGCTTCGAGGCGTACCCGGCGTACAGCGCGAGCACCATGAGCATGGCGTCCAGCGAGGGCTGGGAAAGAGGCTGGTCGTCGCTGTCGCTCTGGCAGCTCAGCTTCATGACCACGGCGACCCGCTCGCGAAGCTTCTTCATCAGCTTGGCGCGCTCCTTCTCGAGCATCTCCTTGTGTCCGCCCTTAGCCGGCTCGTCTCGGAGTGTCTCAAGCTGACGGTCGATGTTCTTGACCTCTAGCTCAAGCTTCTTGGTCTCGACGAGGTACTCTCGGTCGCATCGCGGGATCCGGTAAAAACAGAGCCGTTTGATGATTTTTCTGTTCTTGAACTCGTCGCTGTTGACGCGCTTTTTGTACGACGGGCGCTCCGTGCAATTCTGGTCATACTGGCCGATACTGACCACCACGCGGTCGTTCTTCGGGTTGCGCGGGTCAGCGTGCGACACAAATTCGATCAGGCTGCATGACCCTTGGTCAATCCGGGTGTACCGCTGCTCGTATGTCTTGGTGTGGTACGCAAGAGCGCGAATAAATGCCTGGTGATCCGCGACGCTGATCTCAGCCGGCTTGTCGTAAGACACGATGACCCACTCAGGTTTGTCGGACATGGCCTCTGTCGTTTACTGAGTACGTTTGTCAGAATTTTACATCGCCGTTCGGGGGCGGAACAGAAATCACCACCGGTAGCGGGCGGCTGACAAACTCGGCCAGCGAATAGAAGACACAGAAAAGTCCTTTTTCGATCAAATCCTTAGCGTACCTGGATCTGGGCCCGACCAGACCCTCGACCACGTTTTGAAACTCCGGAGTCGGGTTTCGGACCATAGCGTCAAACCCGTCGCCGTTGTTGGGGTCCGGTCCGACCCAATGAGCGCCGTCCTCCCAGTGTTTGGCAGTGGCGAGCATCTTAGGCCGGCTCAGCCGGAACATCGGGCTTATCTGGCACGTTTTTATCATGGCGCCAAAAAAGGCGTCGTTGAGCTTGCGGTGCTCCTCGAAAAAGGCCGCTCGCCGCCGCTCGTACGTCGCGTCGGGCAGATTCCCGACGGCGAAATCCCGACAGACCGGGTGATTCGCCGGGAGTCCCACCATGTCGGCCTCGGCTTCGGCCTCAAACTGGTGCGCGACTTCGCGGAACCGCGTCGGGGTGACGCCGTACATGTACACCCCCTCGGCCGCGAAGACCAGGAAGGTGTTGATGCACCCGTTCTCCTTGTAGTTGCGGTAGTTAGCCAAGATCGCGTGCGCAAACAGGTCGCCAAGGCTTGGCGGTGACAACAACGCGTACGACTGGCTGGCCCCTTGGATAAACTCGGGGTGCGTGTGCGCTACAATGTTGACTGGCCACCCGCAGCTCTTGTTCTTTTGGGTCACGTCGTTTTCGTCGATCGGAGTCACCGCGATCTGGACGTCGCCGTACAGCTTGGCGTCCTCGTGGTTGGCCAGGAGTTTCGTCCCCTCGATGATTTCGACGTTGCATCCGGCGGTGCACACCTGCGTCTTGGTGCACACGTCGCCATCGCACACGGTTGTCTTCTCGGGGCGGACGTCGTGGGTCGCTACCACCCCAAACTCCATGTCGCTCCGACACATCCGAGTGCACAACTTGGTCACGCATTGCGGGTTCAAGAAAACGGTTTCGTGCGTCCACCCACATGCGCTCATCTTTTTTGTTCAGAGGGGCGACCGGGATTTCTCAGATGAGCGCGGCCAGCCCGGCGGGGGCAATCAGCCAACACCACACGCTTCCGCTCCCACACTTGTAGAAAAAGTACGACGCCAGGAACGACGCGACGAAAATGGTGACCTGGACCCCCTTTTGCACCTTGTTATCGAGCACCGCCAACACCGACAATACCCCCAAGAAGTAGAGCGGGAGCCAACACTTGAGCTTGCCCTGCCACCAATGCAAGCTGAGGTGCGGGCAGTTTGTCACCGGGGTGATGCCCTTGTGACTCGTGTTCACCACCTCGCTCTTGAAGAGCGCGGCCGCCACTACCGTAAACACGATCGGTGCGATCGAAGACCACCACGGGACCCGGCGTCCGGTGTAGAACGCGGTGAGCGCGATAATGATCCATGGGACAATGGGCTGCGTGTTGTTGAACACGTAAGCGGTGGGCTTGATCCATTTGGGGGTGGGCTTGTTGTTGTCAATGTAATGCCATTGCGCGGCTTCGGGGATTTGCATCAACAGGGCGTACTGCCATAGCAATACAGTGGCGATCCGCATTTGCCAGTCCACCGCGTACCGCTTCTCGGAGAGCAACACACCGACGGTCAACACGTTGAGGGCGGTGCCCACGATTAGGGCTAGGAGCGACTCGCGCTTGCTGAAGCACATTGTTTGTTGAATTGCGCCCCTTGAATTTAATTGACATCTGAGATGGGGGGGGACGTGCAATAAATCAGAACGCCACCGACACACGGACGCCAGTCTCGTTGTTGAGCATGCACCGAATCTTGTCGATTGGGGGCACACCCGCAAAGTAGACGCGTGTCAGAAGGTGGCGGTTGTTGGTGGTAAAGACGTACGCAAAGTCATCGTAGTGTTGCTTGGCGTTGTTCCACGCCGCACGGGCCTCGGGAAGCTTGGCGTTGAGTACGCAGGCCATGTGAAGCACCTCCGCCTCCGTGTCGTACTCGGCGTACGGGATGTACGACCAGATCTGCGGGTCACCCTGCTCTGGGTTGTGCGGTGTGACGACGCGCTTGTACAAGGTGGGCATTATTTTCAGGTATGGTTGAAGCTTTTATTTTGAGGAGAGTCGCATAGACAAAGCTGCGAATGGACTTCACGAAACGACGATGCGACGTTTGTTACGAAGACCGCGTGATGATCCCGCTCTTTTGCGGGCACGAATTCTGCTCGCAGTGTATCCGGGATTGGGGAAAGCGGAGCGCCACCTGCCCGATGTGTCGGAGTAACCTGATGACCGAGGTGGCCCCGCGGACCATCGCGGGGTTTGACCACGCTAGTCCGGCGCTGTTGGCGATAGTGTCGCGGAACTCGCTGTATCGACTCTACCTGTACCCACCGCG